ATTGCGGACATGTGAAACTCCTTAAATTTTATGCTTGCGCAAATTCAAGGAATGCCATAGAATAAGGATAGAATTTGGATTTTCTATGGTATCCCTGTTTAGACGCAGTGATGTTACTTTTAAGGCCCAGTCTTTGCCGGACTTGGGCCTTTGTTTTTTTCTCACACATTACTCTTCCTAAAAAAACTTGTCAAGCTATCCTTTTACTTCTTTTCCATCTATCTCCTAAATAAAAAAAACACTTTACTTCTAGGTATAGATTTAAAGACGTTTTTTGGGGGTAAATGGCTACAGACTACGACATTGTTTCAGACTTTACTCAGGACTACAACCGCGCATGGATGATCCTTAACCCTCTTTTTGCTCAACAATACACGGATGTCAGTTACTATCTTGGCAATCAATGGAGTCCGGAACAGCTGAAATTCCTTAATGATGAACGAAGAAACGCCTTAACATTCAACAAGTCCAGAAAAACGATCAACATGGTCTCGGGGTACATGAGTGCTAACGAGATGCAAAGCGTCGTGATACCAAGAGAAAATTCCAATCCTCAGACCGCCGAACAACTCACAGAGCTACTCCGGACACAAATGGCCCCAAAAGGGTACCGTGTCATGCAAAAAGCTCGGCACAACAGCCTGGTATCGGGAGTCTCTTGGGTATCTCCTTGGATTGACTATCGCCAGGATTACGTTAATGGCCGAATAGAATTTCACCTTGACAACTGGAATGACGTAATCTGGGATCCATTTGCAACGCGTTTAGACATGGAAGACTGCACCTTTATGGCCAGACGAAAGTACATGAGCAAGGACGCAATTAAGTCCATGGTTCCTGGATGCGAAAGACAAATCGACGCTATGGGATACGGAAACAGAGACGAAAAATTCAGTTACGAGCCTTATGCACGCCAATGGGGTCTACAAGAGCTGTTAGCCTATAACGAGTACTGGAAACAGCGATATAAGAAAGGCCAAGTACTTGTTGACAAGGTCACAGGAGAACAAAGGCCTTGGAAGGGAGATGCCCGAAGATTGTCATTACTCCAGAGAATGTTCCCGAACTTGGCTGTGATTGAAGGCTACAACAAGATCGTGGACTTTAATGTGATTGTCGAAAATCAGTTGCTTTATTCCGGTGAAGATCCTTGGGGAATCGGGGAATATCCAATGGTTCCTTTCTTTTCCGTTTACGATCCTTCATACGACTTAGCTCAATGGAAGTGGCAAGGTCTTCAAAGACTTCTAAACTCAAGCCAAGAAGAATATAACCAACGTAAATCCAAGCTCCTAGATATAATGGACTCCCAGCTTTCAACAGGATGGAAGGCCAAGTCAGGCGCAGTCTCAAATCCTAAGTCCTTATTCCAGACAGGCCAAGGTAAGGTAATTTTCCTTAACCCGAATGCCGACATGGGGGACATAGAAAAGATCAACCCACCAAATATTCCGGAGAGCTTGTTTGCACTCCAGGAATCCTTCGATGCCGATATTAAGGACTTTGTAGACCTAGGCTCCTTAGGTTCCGATCAGACCGATAGAATGTCCGCTATGTTGTTTAAGATGAAGCAGAGCATGGCCGTGATGCAGCTTGGTCCGATCATGGATAACTTTAGAGAGGCCCAGTACCTACTAAGTAAGAAAGTCCTTAAAATGATCCAGAAATTCACTCCAGAGAAGGTCGAAAGACTGATCAAACAACGCCCTACGCCGGAGTTCTATAACGGGACTTTCCTGGAGTACGATATTGACATTATTGAAGCCGTAATGACCGACAATCAGAAACAACAAGCCTTTATGCAGGCCTGGAGTATGAAGGCCGGAGGGGTCGCAGTTCCGGACGACATGCTCTGGTCTTTAAGTCCTTACCCGATCGACAAGAAATTCCTGGAACGCATGGAGCAGCAACAGAAGCAGGCCATGGAGGAGAAACGCCAGGAGATGGAGGACAAGAAGCAGGTCAACGAACTACTGGAAGCGAAGGCCTTTGGGGATATTGCTCTTGGTCAGGAGCGGCTTAGCAGGATTAAGTATGATGCCGCGTTGTCCGAAGAAAGGTTGGCCGCAGCGCAAGAAGAAAGGGCTAGAAGTGTACTGGATATTGTCCGAGCAGGCAAGGAATTCCAGGAGATGGAGCTTAAACAACGGGGAATGGATATCGATCATGGCCAGAAGATCTTAGACATCATTCGAGGTGTTGAAGAGGAACAAAGGCTTAAAACGGCTGATACGGTCGTGCCACAGCCAGCAGTTAAGGAATAAAAAAGGATTAACTATGTACGGACTTAACCAATACGAAATGGACGAATTACAGCCTAGTATGTGCCAGCAATTGGACGTGGTAGGAATGCAGCCTCACTCACGGGAATACTTAGAATACGAGGTCAATTGCATGCGGTCTGAAAGAAAGTTCGAGATGATTGCAGGGCAGATGATCGACTATACAAGAGGAATCCAATTTTCAGGGAGACCTTAATGAAGATTGAAATAGACCTTTTAGAGGCAGACCTTAAAGACAGACAAGTGGCTATAGAAATGAGGGCGGTTGTAGAGGAAAAAATCTCTCAACTTAGTGCCTTTGCCCAAAACAACCTTCCTAACCAGTTGAATAACCTCCGATCAGCCTTAGAACAGGTCGAAAATGCTTGGTTGAAATGGCAGAAAGAAAGAGTTTTGAACAAGTTTAGTGAAGCCTTAAACGTGGATCGAGACCGACTAGGGGATAAAGCTTGGTCGGACAATTATTACTAAGGATTAAAATGGATACAGATCTATTTCAAGGCTTAAGCGGTCAGCACCAGAAGATAATCGGTGGTCCTGTTCACTCCTTAAAACAAGGGTCGGTTGGTCCGGTATTGAGCGATTTACAATTTGCGTTGGCCAATGAGCGAAAGCAACACCAGGAGGCTTATGGGTATCAACATGGGAACGAACAATGACCAAGAATGCACCGATGAGCACCTTGAAAGACCAACCGGGTCAGACGAATCCTTACAACCAAACCTTTCATCCTTTGCCGGGACAATGGGCCAAAGAACAACTGAATGGGGACTACAAACAGCGCTCCTATACAACGAATGGCGAAGAAAGGCCAAAGAACGAATTGCAGAGGGTCTTGGCTGCGGAAAGGTCACAACATGAGTACTGGGAGCAGTGGCAGGGTGTAACGCCAGGAAAGCCTGTTTATGAGAATCCTAGGGCATTTAACGAAACTATGCAACCTAGAGCTAAATACGGAACAGAAGGACCTGGTTATGGATAAAAAGAAAAAGACCTCAGCATTGGAGAAAGCCCGGAGTGCTCTTAAAAAGGCCGACGGAGCACAAACGCCAGCAAGTATTAAACAAAAGCTAAAACCAAAGGGGAAATAGCATGAACAAAATGGGTGGATTCGAGTCCTTAGAACAGGACAATGAACGTCAGCCGATGGTTAGTCATCAATCAGAAATGACACCAAAGACTGTAGCCGACACATGGAACGGAGTCTTCGAAATGAAGTCTGACGCTATGGATGAGGCGTATGGAATGGCCAGCAAGAACGGGGTCTCTGGTGACTCAACTAAGGCTCATTCTCAGTTCAGAAACTACAACTGGGCTTAAGTATGGAAACGACTTTAGTAGGCCAAAAAAGGCACTCCGGAATGCAGGAGATGGGAGAGACAAGGGAACCTATGGCGTTGGATTGCTGGACTGCCGCTAATGACTTGGCTAACAAATATTCTAAAGAACTGAAGAGGGACTTTTGGATTTTGTATGCAGCTAAGCCTCATGTAGTCCATAAGCATGCGATTGTTGCAGGTTGGAACGTTATTACCCAGAAGCCTCCAACTGCGATGGTTGGGATATTGGTCTTTCACTGGAGTCACGAGAACAAACAATTAACGGTTGATACAGAGCTTTCTTTACCTCCTGACGTTCCATTGAGCGAAGCGGAGTTATCGAAGAAGGTTGTTGATTTCACACCGAGTTTAGCTGATGCGGCCAAGAGATCCAAGTCGATCATACTGGCTTAAAAAAGGGCGTAAAAGGTCTATCGCCGGGACCAAAAGGAATTGAATGGAAGATTATGACATGAGACCAGGGGGTGAGTTATTCCCTGAGACTAGCAATGCACAATATAACTCATACTTAGACGTAATGCAGGATCAAGTCGTCGAAGATCCACTAAATACGGGCTTTAAACCTACTCCAGATGAAGCCGATCTAGGAAAAATTTCAGACAAAGAACTCAATTTCAAGGCCTTACGTGATGAGGTCAGTAAGATGAAAGAGGAAAGGGAATATTGGAAAGGCCAAGCAGAAGCCTATTCCAAAGCTCCAGCAGCTCCTCAAGAGTCTAAACAAGATGCTTACTCAGCCTTAGATTGGGACGATTCCAACGATGTCCGAAAGGCTTTTGAAACGGTTCGGCAGGAAAACGTCAAGCTCCGGGAAGAGTTCAAAGACGCCCTCGCTGCCGTCCAGACAAAGGCTAACCGTCAGGATTGGAATCAAATGGTTACTCAACACGTACCGACTCTTACTAATCAAAACCCGATATTTGCCGAAATGATCCAGAATGTTTCTAATCCATACGAAGCAGCATACCTTTTAGCGGAATTAAACGCACGGGCAAGTCAATCTGTCGCGCAACAACCTCCCCCAGCATACAACAACGGGAACGCACAGAGAGTACTCCAAAACGCAAGCAAACCGCAATCCCTAGCGTCGGTCGGAGGAAAAGGCCAATTGAGCCAATCCGATTACTACGCGTCTATGTCTGATGAAGACTTTATGAAACTAGCCGGGAGAAATTTGGCCAATGTCTAACCTAAAAGGTTTACATGGCTTTAACAACTACAGCACAAGTCCCTCCAGAAGTACGGACTTACTTTGACAGACTTCTACTTACTTTAGCGCGTCCTTACTACATCTATGACATGTTCGCCCAGAAGAGGACTATTCCTTTGAACTCGGGTGACCAGATGATCTTTCGTCGCTACTCAACGCTTTCGGCTGCTACTGTGCCTATTCAAGATGGTACGACTCCCCCAGGAGATGCTTTGAGCGTTACTGACTTCTCTACCCAGATCAAATGGTACGGTAACTTTGTCGTTCTTACAGACCAAGTTCAGTTCACAGTACAGGATAGAGTACTTAATGAGTCAACAAGAGTGCTCTCATTGCAGCTAGGATTGACTATTGACACACTAATCCGTAATATGATGGTCGCAACGGCCTCTAGCATATCCTGCAGCCACGGTGACAATGGCGGAACCCCTACAGAGGTAACTACAGCGGACATTAAGACTGCGGTTAGAGCTCTTCGTCTTGGCAATGCACGCTTGATGACTAAGCCAATTCCAGGAGAAAACCGCTTCGCAACTAGTCCTGTACGTAGTTCTTACTGGGGCTTTATGGCTGTTGAACTCCAAACAGACCTTGAGGCCTGTGCGGACTTTCTTTCAGTGGCCAACTATCCTAATCCTATGGATGCCTTAGAAGCTGAATGGGGTTCAACGAACAACGTAAGATGGCTTTTGTCAACTAACGGATATTCAACAAGTGCAGCAACTCCAGTATGGAACAGTATCATCCTTGGTCAAGAGGCCTACGGTGTGGTTAAGCTTGGTTCGAAAGAGGCTGAGTTCATTGTTAAGCCTTTGGGAAGTTCAGGAACAAGCGATCCATTGAATCAACGCGGTTCGGTCGGTTACAAGTATCCGTTCGCTACACGTCTGTTGAATGACAACTGGATCACTAGACTTCTATCAACACAAGGAGCGTAACATGCAATATAGAAAAGGTACATTTACCACTACTTCAACTGCAACAGCAAGGAATATTAACTTAGGTTTTAAGCCTAGCAAGTTCCAGTTAACAAACTACACTGGATACGGAACTAACGCCAAAATGGAGGCTAAGTACTTTGTTGGGATGGCTGATGCTAGTGCTCTAATTCAAACGCGTGCAGCTACTGGGGCGATTCCTTCAATCATTACTGCTGACGGGTTCACTCCTTACAGTACTGGGGCTCTTTACGATACAACTACTTCAACAATTACGGCTATTACAAAGGCTCTCCCAGGAGTTGTAACTGTTTCGGCGGTTAATAGTCTAGTGGAAGGCGCAACTGTAACGATCTCTAATGTTGGTGGAATGACTCAACTGAACACTAACCGTTATATTGTTACGAACTTAGTTACTACTGGTCCTATTACGTTTCAACTTTATGACACGTTCGGGAATGCGGTTGATACGACTAACTTTGGTACTTACACATCAGGTGGTCAAATCAACGTTATCTCCAATACAGAGACTCCTCCTGGATTAGTTGATGACGAAGGCGTTGCTGGAATTACACTTGGTAGCGCGTTGTTTAATGCTGCTGCTGAAGTCTGGTACTGGGAAGCGTTCTTAGAAACTCCAACAGGATACTAAACCTAATTAAGGGAAGGGTCTGACTCTTCCCTTTTTCTAACAAAGGATAAAAATGGCTTTTACTAAAAAACCTAAAAAAATCGATGTAGGGACCTTACAAGAGAATCATCTTACAGGACCAGCAAATGAGTCCATACAAGAAATCGCTAAAGAACTTAAAGAAGACCAGATCGTCATCGCCAAAGAAACTCCAAGACTTGAAAAGGTCATCTTCCGGAATCAACGTGATCCAGGACATCCTCTAGAGTTCCACTATGCAAGCAAAACACATCCATTTAAGTCTTACAAGCTCATAGACGGACAGGAATATATGTTGCCTATTGAGGTCATACGAAACCTTGAGGGATGCCGAGAGAACATCGAAAAATACCGTAAAGGTGCTAGTGGTCTTCCAGAGGCTTACGTTGCAGGTTATAAAACTCACTTTGTTTGCGAGAGGGCTGCTTAATGGCTTTAACTACTGGTTGGAATTTAAGACAGATAATCGATGAAATTAGGATGATCACGGGAAGGCCTGACACTAACATGCTTTCGGATGAGTCCATAGTCAACACAATCAACCAGTACTACCAATATGTGTTGCCTAAGGAGCTTAAAATCTTCTGGGGATACACGTATGATACTTTCTATACCCAAGCCGGAATAGACCATTATAAGGCCGACAACAACTATGCTACTGTTAATCCTACTATTACGGCTGACGGTTGGCCTATTGACTGGTACATTGATCCAGATACGTTCTATCAAGACTTCCCTAACCAAGAAACTACTAAGGCTGCTGTAGCTTCTGGGGATGGCGTGATTAATTCCTTCTCCTTTAGCTGCGGTGATTTTCCGATAACCCAAGCTAGTTTATACGTAACAGATGGAACTCAGGTCGCAAGGTCTACACCAGGCGGAAGGTTCTTTGATTCCGTAACAGGGACTTTGTTGGTCGGAACGGTCGATTTCACAACTGCAACGGTCACAAATCTCCAGTTCCTTACACCGCCTGCTGCTAACATGTCCATTGTAGCGACTTACCAGAACTATCAGGCCAATAGACCTCAAGCAATCCTTTTTTATCCTACATCAAGACAAAGGACTGCGACACAACCAGCTATTGATGCTACGAACTTCTTTATAGTCCGACCAGTTCCTGACCAGGTCTACATGATCAAGGTCCAGGCTCTCCAGGTTCCAGCAGCTCTTGGTTGGTCTTCAGGCGGAAACTCCATTGTATACACCGATGTTCCTTTTAGGGTCGACTTAGGTCCTTTAATAGCCTTAGCGACTTCCTTAACAATTTTTAGGAACGCCAACCAAACAGACCAATATAACCAGACTTTACCGGAATACGAACGATATAAGCACGTAGCTATTTCGGACACAGAAGAGCTTTATTTATACCAAAGATCAATTCCAACCTTTTGAGGTTTAATGACTTATACTTACACTCAGAATACACCTAATGCCAATGACACGGTTGCAAAGACCCAGCCGATCATTAAGAACAACTTTAACTACATAAGCACTTGGGGATTGTTCGACCATCGTTTCTCGGCCTCAACTACGGACGTCTTAACCGGAGCTCACAACAAGATTACTTTTCCGGCTAATATAGCTGCTCCAGGGATAGGAACGGCTGTGTCTGTACTATACCCAAGCAACGGCACTGGAACGGCAGGAATAGCCCTTCAAAACGCTTCTGGATCATTCGACATAACTGGACGTAATCCTTCAGTCCCAGCAGCCCCGGGAGAGATCGAAACTTGCTTACCAGGTAAGGTTCTTTTGAAAACAGGATTAGCAACGAACAACCTTTCAGGAACAAACACGGTCACGGTTACTTTTTCTACTCCGTTTCCTACAGATTGCAGGACAGTCAATGTTACGCCAAGAAAAGCCGATGGAAACTTCGTAACAGCAGCCTTTAGTTTTGCCGTTACAAATATTACTTCTTCCGGGTTTGTATTTTCCTATGTGAATTCTGGGGCAAATTATCAAGGCTTCTATTGGACTGCAATTGGTACTGCTATATGAATGATTACAAACCATATCTCATCGCTAACTTCCGCACTGGATTTAACGAGGCCGTAGAGCCTTGGTTAATCCCTAGGGACGCCTTTCAGGTCTTAAACAACGCACACCTTTACCGGGGAGTTGTTGAAAAGATCGGAGGTTATTCCCTTTATTCCAGGATGAGCTATAGGTCTGTAGTACAAATGACCGGAGTAGTGGACGGTGCAAACCAGGTCTTTACGACTACACTAGGCACAATTCCTTCAACAGACACAGAGACCATCAAAGCCACAGTCAACGCCGTAACAGGTCAGGTCGAGACGCTTACTAATAACGGAAATGGGGAGTACGTAAGCAGCATATCAGGTCTAGTAGTAGGAACCATTAACTACGAAGCGGATGTTCCTGTACTCGGCCAACCAGCAGGCTATATCACGGTCACATTCAGCCTTCCTCCAGTAAACATGACTCCAGCAGCGATCCAATACAACGCTGTGATCCTGGAATACGACTCCTTTGTAGGGTCAGTTCAGCCTATAATGGGAATAAAGCCTTATCAAGGGGCCAACAACACCCAGGAAATCCTTATCTTCGACACAAGAAGGACTGGAAAGATCGTTGACCTTGGTTCGGCTATTTCTACACTCCAAGAAATGAACTACGGCATACAAGAAATCCCTCACGAAGTCCAGCTTAACCTTGACGTGGCTCAGACCGGATTCGACGGAACTATGGGGCCTTTTATTAAAACACTACCTGGAGCTCCTTACGAACGCAATTTGGTTATGTTTAAGATCTTTGATAACCTAGGAGTCCTTCAAGCTACAATAATCGATAACGGAGCTGGAGTCCTTGTTAACCAATCTCCGTCAGACATTTTACAACTTAACACAGCCTCTACAAACTACATAAACTACTATACTGGTGCATGGAGAATGACCTTTCTAGCTGTCGTTCCTGCTATTTATACCATGAACTTCTATGGAGCTGTATACGGGAATTATTGGACTGGAGATAAATCAAACTTCTTTAGTGTAGCAAATTACCAGTCTTACGCCTTTATGACCAACGCCTTAGATGATCCTAGATACTATGATGGAAGTTCTATTAAATACCTAGATACAAGGGTTGATATTAGTACTACACAAGTTGCTCCGTTTTATTTAAGTAAGGTCCTTCATTTTGTAGTCTATAATAACCGATTAATAATGCTCTCAATGTACGTAGATAATATCCCTCAGTTATCAATGGCTCGTTGGTCCAAGATATTCGAACCTCTCAACTGGACCGAAGCGGAGTTCTTATCTGCTCCAACCTCCGATCCGATCTGCACCTTTTTCCTTATTTCGACCAATCTAGTAGTCCGCTTTTCAGCCTCCGAACGAAACCTTACTTACACCGCAGACGCCTTCAGTCCTTTCAGATGGGACCCTACTAACTTGATGTGGCGCTGCGACTCTAACTACGGAGCAATTAACTACGACAAGTGGGGGTCTTCTGTAGGTCTAGCGGCCATTGTTGGGTCAGACGGCGTTAACGTAACTCGGGTCGATGAAATCATTCCGGATATAACGAACAACGCCAGGATAGACGAACAACAGCCTTTTCCAGCGATAGACCAGGCTTCTGTAGGTCAGTGCTATGGAGAAAGGTTTGATAGCTACAAAGAAGGTTGGCTTTGCTACAAACAGTACTCAACAGAAGACGGCATAGACGGGGTTAAGGCTAGCGATACAGTCCTAGCATTCAACTATTTAGACAGTACTTATGCGGTTTATGAGTTTCCTTTTAGCGTTCTAGGGACTGGAAAATCGGTCAATAACAACGTCTGGGAAAATACCTTTACTAAGTGGAATAACGCGAACTTTACCTGGTCTTCCTACAACCAAACAAAGAACTCCTTAGCAGAACTTGGCGGGGATCAGTTTGGTAAGGTCTACGAGATTGGGGAAGGAAATTCCATCACAAGTCCAGTAGATGGGTCTGAGATTCCTTGTCTTATGAACGTCGTAACAAAGGACTTTAATCCTTACTTAGAACAGGGGGAACAGGCCAGGTTCGGGTATATAGACCTTTTAATGAGCTCCAACAACGACACAGCAGTCCGGATACAGTTTTACGTTAACAACCAGATAGACCCTGACTACGACACCTACTACCAGGAAACAAAGATTCAGTTAATAGGAATAGCCGACTCGAAGGTTTGGAAAAGGATTTATGTAGGCTCAATCGGTAAGGTCCACACGATAAGGATTTACCAGAACGCAGAGGACTTTGTTGATGACATTTCTAACCAGCCAGTACGTATCCATGCTATGTGTCCTTACTTCAAACCAGCAGGGAGGGTCTTTACATGAAGCTCCAACCTAACTTCTCTTGGCAGAACTACGAAGGCGAGGATCAGAACCAGAAGAACCAATTTCAGTTCCAGCTCCAACGCCAGCATACTTTGGTCTCTAACGCGATAAACACGACCATAGACGACCTTAGCTACTGGACTAGAGAACGGCAGACAGGCTTTACCTGGATCGATTTAAGGCCTATCTACACCATTTCCATTGCTACTGGATCATTACCAGCAGTAGGGTCTATTACGGTCGCTACGGGCATTTCTGGGGCCTTCACGGTCATTTCTATTGAGTCCTGTGTTAGTGATGGAGCTTTAGCGGCTAGCAACACCTTACCTTTGCCTTACTTGGATGTGACCGTAGCAGCGAACAATATCGGGATAGTTAGGAATGGTACAGACATAGTCATAACCACTGGAGGCACGGACTACTCGGCCTATAGCGGATATATAACACTCAATTACGTTAAGGGGTAAACATGGTCGCACCAGTAATCATAGGAGCAGGAATCGCAGCAGCTGGATCAGTTCTTAGCTCCTTAATAAACAAAAGTAACAAACCAAAATTAGGAAAGAATCAACAACTGGCTACGCAAACTCCGGAGCAAAAGGAGATAGACAGCCTTATCAGGGACTACATTAAGACCGGAGAAGGACCATTAAAGGACTATTTTCCAAAGTTCAATAAGGACGAATTCCAGCAAGGCGTAGCTAATCCGGCATTAAGGAAATACTCGGAAGACATCCTACCGCAGATACTGGAAAAGTACAACGCAGGCAACCAGGCTTTAGGCTCCGGACAACTTAGAGCCGAGATAAGAGGCCAGACAGACCTTCAATCCAAGCTTGATGAACTTATGTATAACGCTAAGAACCAGGCTGACAGGGACCGGGCAAACGCAGTCCTACAAATGTTAGGGATCCATCAAGGTAAAGGTGCGACAGAGAACCTTTATACTCAACCAGGACAAAAAGCGCCTAGTACGGCAGCAGGGATTTGGTCGGGAATAGCTAATAACTCCGATAAATTTGTTAAAGCCGGAATGGATGCCTATAGCAACTACAACACAAGTCCCCAAATGATTAATCCAGGAACTCCAGGATATAGCCCTTACACAGAACCAGTTAACGGCGCATCACAAGTAGCAATAGGATAAATATGGTAACAGTCATACAAGAAAGAGACCAACAAAACCCATGGGCCTCTATAGCCGAGAAAGGAGTAGACAACCTGATTAAGGGCTACACGGAACGATCGGATGAAATGGCCTTAAAAAGGTCGATAGAAAGCCTTGGAAATGACGCTGACCCTAGGGATGTATTAAAGGCTATAATGGGGACTAATACGTATGGAAGGGAAGCTAAGGACTCAGCGATTAAGAACTATGTAGGCGTTGAGAATTTTAATTTAGCTCAGAAGAAGGCTGCTAATGAAGAAAAGCGGATGGAACGTCAGGAAAGGGTTCAGGATGCTCAAACTAAGATCGTTCAGGCTAGAGAGAACCGAGCAGCTAGGGAGCTCGAATTAAAAGAAGAAGCTATTAAGGATAAAAAGATCGAGAAAGAAGCAGATAAGGCAGCGGTAAAGGATATTGTTGGACAGTTAGGTCTATCAGAAGAAGAACAAAATGCCTTACAAGATATAAGTAAATCTGACGCAATTAAACTGCTAGCTAAGAAGTTCGAAGGAGAAGGTCAGTTTGATAAGGATGTAGCTAAGTTAAACGCACAGAAATATCTAGATCTTACAGCAGACGTTAAAAAGTCCGAATCAACGATAGAAGCTTTAGATTGGCTGGACAAAAAGATCGACAGCCTGGGCGTTTCCGGATGGATTTCAGGTTCATTAGGACTTTCTAAGGATGCAGCAGAGGCCGAGAGTGTTGGTTTTACGACTATTGAGCCTATATTTAAGCTTTTGAACCCCGGTGGTGGAATATTGGCTGCTTATAAGGTTAAAGAGGCTCAAAATAAGTTCGCTGTTAAGGCTTCGGATTCCCCTTGGCTTAAAAAGGCTAAAGTAACAGCCTTGAAAAGATTTGCCGAACAAGGCCTAGAAAGGTCTAAAGACCAGTTAGAACTTATTAAGAAATATAAGGGTAAACCACCCCCTGACGTTATGGAAAAGTTCAATAAGGAAACAGATACTTTAGGAGACGCTGCGCTTGACTATGACCTAACCTCCGAACCTGTAGATATTGGAATCGATCCTTCAGAATACAAAGGAAAAACCATTACAGGACCGGGAGGTCGTTACTACAGTGATGGATCAACATGGGTGAGAAAATGACGTTACCGGAAGGTTGGAGCATAGAGGACTCCGAAGAAGCTCATAAGGAAAAACCAAGTAATAGCCTTCCTCCTGGTTGGAAGGTCGATGAAAGCACTCCGCAAGAAAGGGACATGGAAAAGTTCAGGAATATTTCTGGACCTTATCTAGCTAGGGAGTTGTCTAGAGAGGAGTTAAACAACCTTAGCTTGGATGAACTAGTTTCTTATAGAGATGAGCTTAACAGGAATATTGACTATGTAAACTCTAATGAAATGGCTAAAGGGGTCTTGTCTGGGGCTACTTTTGGTTTTACAGAGAACTTCGATGCCTTGAAAACAGCTCAATATGAGACGGAAAGTAATCCAGCAGCAGCCTTTGGTGAGTTAGTAGGTTCAACAATCCCTTTATCAGGCATGACAAACATCGTATCTAAACCAGTTGCTAAATTAGCCGGAAAAAGTCCTGTCCTACAAAAACAAATAGGTTCCTTGTTGACTATGTTCGGAGTTGGATCCCTTGATGGGGCCACAAAAACTTTAGTTAAAGGGGACCTTCCTTCTATTGATCAAGTTTGGGAGCATGGTAAGGATTGGGCTATTCTTGATGTGGTCTTATCAGCAGCCGGAGTTCTAGGGAAATTTGCTAAGTCTTTCTTAACTAAAGCTGAAAAATCCGGAGTCCCTAAAACAGAACTAATGAATAAGGTTATAGAGTCCGTGGATTTCAAAGGATCTCCTCAAGAAATATCCGAAAAAGCCTTTGAAATCCTATCACAGACTCCAGATAACGCCGAACTTGCTGCGCAAAGGTTACAAGGAGCTAAAAAAGAACTTACTATAGCCCAAAAAGCAGCGAATGAGGCCATAAAGAAAGAAACTGTTGTGACGCCTAAAGACCTTAGCGAAAGAAAAATTACTAATAAATCCTTACAAAGGCTTGACCAAACCGCAGACTTGTTAGCTGAGAAGTTCGAACCCGGGCAAGTCGATCTTAGAAAGGAAATGTCAGCCCTTGAGAAGGAAGGGGTTCAGGCTCAGCTAGACGCACAATCAACTAGGGCAGCAACTAAGGAAGAGCTTGGAACGTCCATAAGAGAAGATATTAACGCAAGAAGAAAGACCGAAAAAGAAGCTTATAGTCCTTTATATAAAGAGGCCGAAGAAGGTGCTCAATATATCACACATCACGCTGATTCGACCGCTTCTACTGCCTTTAAGACCTTACAAAACCTAGAAACACATACGACTAATCCTGAAGGTTATTCTAAGGTTATTAAGACCTTAAAAGGAATTATTAAGGACGCAGGATATGAGATTAAAAGGACTTCCAAAGGTCAACAAATACTTACTAAGTCGAAACAACCTGTATCCGTAAAACACACAATGGAACTAGCTAAAAGGATTCATAAGGTTATTAAGTACGACGAGTTAGAGTATCAAGTTCAAGACAAGTTAAGAGATGTGGTTGCAGCCTCAAAAAGGGATGTCCGAGAAGGCTTAGCTGGTAATGAAGACCTATTAAAGGCTTATAACACAGCCGAATCAGAGCATGCCCGTGTTGCGAATAAGTATGGAACAAAGACCATACAGAAAATCAGGAAGACTGAAGCAGGGGAGTCTATAGCGAAGACCATTAACGATCCTACTGTCCTTGAGAACCTCCAACAAACTATGAGTCCAAAAGGCTATGCACAAGTCGAAAGAGAGGTCTTAGAAGGTCTACAAGAAAAGGACTATTTAAGCGCCGGGAAACAACTTCGAGAGGTTAATAAGTATTTATCTAAGGAAAACCAAAAGCTAGCTAAGGAAATTGTTGAGGCTAAAAACCCGAATAATCCTATGGCTAGAAAGAAGGCTGTAAAAGAAGCTATATTCAACGACGTTAGCAACGCTTTAACAGATGGCTCTAGGCCTCAAAAAACCTTAAGCCTATGGAAGACAAGGAAAGGCCAAAAAATAGTAAGAGAGGCCTTTAAAAACAGCCCTAATGGGCCTGACGTTATTAAGTACCTTGAAAACCAGTCCTTTAACGACATGGTTCAGTCTGTGATGAAGGACGGAGTTATTGATTTTAAGGCGGTAGAGAGGTTTGTTAAAGATCCTGCGATGAGAGAGAACATCCTGAATATAGGCGGTGAGGAGGCTGTTAATTTCCTTGAGAAGATGGACGGAAGAGTCAAACAATTTCAAGAAAACGCCAAATTACTTGAGAAGTTTCCTCCTACTAAGAACTCTAAGGCGTGGAATGATTTTAAAGAGTCGCAGGAGGGAAAAACAATTCGTGGTAGAAAAATCTTAGAAAGGATGAGTCGTAAGGATTATCCGATACAAAACAAAATTAATGACTTCACTTCATGGTTAAAGGAAAGCATGGGTCTTAACGCTCAAGCTGCAATGAACGTTTTTGGAATAGCCAAGTTATCTTCTCCCGTTGTTGGAGCATTTACAGTCGGACTTCCTACAACTATATCGGCAATGGTCGGATATAAGATCATGACAAAACTTTTAACCAGTCCTAACGTTCGAAGAAAATTCATTAAAGCAGCCAGTAAAGGTCACGATCCGGTTTCCTTTGCTATTTTACTTTCACAATTTGGCCAATCAATAGACGAATAACCCAACAAGGAGAAAGACATGTTCAATAACCCAATTAGCTACGCCGGATATCCACCAGGAGCAAACGGCAAGGCAAACAACACCAACTCAACAGTAAGAGCAGCAACAGCAGCCGAAGCCTTAGCTGGAGTAAAGACCAACGTTTATATCACGCCAGCAGAAGCAGCCGGAGCGTCCTTAGCACCATCTGTTGCCGGAGCGACTCCTTTGGTCAACAACAGCCGTAGAGGTCAGGTAAGTTTCACGAACGTAGTTAATACAACTGCTTACGGGAACTACGTTATGACCAATAGCCTTATCACATCTAGTTCGGTTATCCAGGCCGTTGCTTCCTGTGCTACTACCAACACAGCCCTGGTCGTTTCAGCTATTACTCCAGGATCAGGAACAGTTACTTTTAGGCTCTACAACGCAGGATCGGCCAATACAGCAGCCAACGTGATCATTAACTACGAGATCTATAACTAGGGGGAATATGGGCCTTTATTCTAATCCTTTAGCTTATACAGGTTATCAGCCTCAAGTAACAGGTAAGCCTTTCACGACCAACAATACCGTAAGGGCTGCAACTGAAGAGGAGGTGGATGAAGGCTCTAAGGACTTTTGTTATGTCTCTCCTCAAACTTTTAGTAATTCCTTTGTAACTAACCTATCTTCACCTCCTCCTATAGGGGATGTCGCACCTAATGAGGTTAATGCAACTACTTTAAACTCAACAGGGAACGTCGATATTGGTTCTGGCGTAGATGTTACTACTATTAACATAGGGGCTTCTGCGTCGAATATCACTAGAAATATAAATATCGCAAGAGGAAATCATCTTGGAGCTTTAACTTCAGTCGGGGTTTTAACAGGGACTGCTCCGACCAATGATACAGCCTTTGTTGTTAATGGTGGGGATATTGTTTCAGGCACACATACCCATAACTACTTTCCTGGGTCTATTGTGGGTGGAACTCAGACTGTAAATTTTTTCTCTTTCGGGAATATATCAGGTGGAACACAAAATTTTCATGTCTTCTCAAACTCCGGGTCAACTAATCCAGGAACAATCCGTTTAGGGACTGGAGCAGGGGCTGCGCATCAACTACGTATTGGAGGACAGTCCGCTCAAATAGGATTTTTTAACACGACTCCTGCAAGCGTTCAATCACAAGGGGCGCTAACCAACAACGTAACTTCCGGGGGGTCTGCTGGTGTTATTGCGGACTTCGCTGGAGCCTCATATGTCGCAGACGCAGCAACCATTAGAAACGACATTTATCAACTTGCTTTAGCCTTACAAGGGACTATAGCAGCCTTAAGAAATTACGGACTTTTACAATAGGATTAACATGGCAGTAGCACATTTCGACACATTAAGGTCTCTAGCATTCGGGGGGATTTCAGGGTCTTATGCACCCCTTGGTTCGGCCTTAACCACAAACACCAGAATATTTAAGCTCACTAACAACACAGATGGCGACCTTATCGCAAGCTTAGATGGAACCAACGACCACATTTTTCTTCCTGCTGGATCGTTTACTTTATATGACCTTTCGACCAACTCCCCACCCATTGCAGTGACGGATAATTTGGTGTTGGCTATAGGGACTCAATTCTCAGTCAAACAATCAACAGCTCCTACTTCCGGAGCAATTTATCTCGAATGTATATCGTCAGCAACATAGGAGCAATCATGAGTCAAGCAGGAATAGCTGGAATGCCGGCTGGAGCTACAACCGGATCAATCGGAGTACAAAGTTTCATTGCAGCCAACCAACCTAATCTAACTGGAGATGGTACTGCATTTACTGTGGTTTGGGATAATACCACATGGCAGGTCGGCGGAAACAACATGGATAACTCTACGGGGATTTTTACAGTTCCTTCAGACGGAAAATATCTCGTCGCATATGCCTTAACATTTGACGGTCTTTCAGCAGCTCATACATTTGCACAGTTCAACATAGAAACAAGTGCAGGAGCGGCCACAAAACAGCTTTTTAATCCTGGTGTTGCGAGAACTTCAGATAACCATTACCATGTTAATGACTTTACTATCATTGACGCAACTGCTGGATTGACAATATATGTATCTGGAGCTGTAGGAAACGGAGCTAAGACAGTCGGATTGAGCGGTGAATTTTTCGGATTGTTTGGATATATAGAAATAATGAAGATGTGTAACTAAAATAAGGGATTCAATGAAAGGAAAAGAGAAAAAGATATCGAAAGTAATGAAGGAATTTAGTAAAGGCGAACTCCATTCAGGGTCAAAAAAAGGCCCTATCGTTACGAACCCTAAACAGGCAGTAGCAATAGGGTATAGTGAGGCCAAAAAGGCTAAGAAGGCCTAATGAAAAAGGCCGTCTTGGACAAAAGGCTTGCCATCTATGATCGAAATCGAGTGTTGTAGGGCAGATCTAAAGCCTTGACTGGTCCAAGATTCCTCTACCGCTGTAAATCCCTCATCCGCCTCTTGGTTTGAAATAGACATCAACACCAGGAGGTATTCTTTCATTGCTGATTTTGGTGGTTTTTTAGGCTTATATCGGCGTTCCCAGATGTTTATCACTAATAAGGCCTTTCTGTAAGCCTCTACTTGTCCGGTGCAGTAATAGGCATCGTAACCAATTAGCATAGACCTCCAGGTTGCTTCCGTTTTAAGGTCTCTAATCTCCTGTTTAGCCTCTTCGTAGTAACCTAAAATAGGTGCAGAAAGAAACAAACAACAGGATAAAGCAAGTTGATATAGTTTCATAAGACCTCCATTAGGGTGTTTACTGAGTTATAAGAGATATTCCTTTCAGCAACAACCCCAAAAGAGACCTTATTTAAGGCATGACTAGTCTTTTACGTAGTCCATTGCATCTTGATCAGTATGAATAATGAACAAGGCATTTTCCAGGCCAGTAATTACTCCGCCTAAGTACCATTGCCCGTAGAGAGACCGTTCATTGTCCCGGAGGTTTTCGTACATCTGGAGCTTTTCTACAAGTTCTTTTTTTATGTCATCATAGTCCGAAAAACACGTTGAAGAGGCCAAAAGACCTAATAAAACAAATATCTTACGCATTCTTCTCCTTAATTATCTTGAAAATACCAGAAAGCTAACAGACCTAATAGGCCAACAAATAAATGTAACATCTTATTCCTTAAGTACTTTCGTTTCTTTTTCAAACTTATCTTCTAATTTCCGTATCTCACTTTTTAAGGATAATACGTCAGAATGAAGCCAGTGGATAATAATAGTATGAACAAGAGTTAAACTGAAAAGCCATATATAAGCTATTCCTAAAATTACCTCTATCATCGATCCTCCTTTCCACGACCTTCTATAGAGCAAAGTCTACCATGAAAGTCCTTCATTTCCTTATAGATTTCTTCCTTCCAACCACGAATTTCTATTTCAAAAGACTTTAAATCAGACTTGGATTGAGCTTCGAACGATTTCATATCAGATCTTATATTTTCTTCAAAAGTCTTCATATTGGCAAAAAACAAAGAACTTATGGTTAGAAAAGCTCCTATAACTAAGGCTGCTACAGTTAATCCAGTTCCAATAATCGTAAAAAACAATGATAAATCCATTTTACTCCGGCTGGTAACAGAAAAATGCTAATAAAATAATACAAATAACTTTAAGCGCCATATAAAACCCCTTTAAAACCTTACCTTAGCATACTCTCAAGGTTTTTGTAAAGCCTTATCTAGAACACCGGGATCATTCCTGGCATTGAAGGACTTACGTTCGGGCTTGCTGTTTGGGTTTCATCTACTAGGTCGGTTGCAGTTCCATGAGTCGATATATTCTGAAAAGATATAGTGCATCCGGCTAAAAAAAACAATAATGATAATGTTGAGAATAAAAGAACTAAAGCAACTGTTGCCTCTATAAATTTAACAAGTCTCATTCCTTCTCTCCTTTTTTAGGTTTCCAGTTCTGTAAGGCCTCAAGAAACTTCGGCATTTTCCCTAAAGCCTCCCTTTTCACGTCTTCGATATCTTTCCCCATAATCTCCGCACTGGACTTTAAGAACGCCTTTAACTTGGGATCATTACAGGAAATATGGTCTGGTAAAGCCAAATCAAATTCAGGGCATTTTGAGGCCTTATAAACGGCTTTTGCGTCCTGATCTGGGTCTTCCCCTGTCTCAAGGCAAAAGGTCTTCAGGCAGGCCATTTTGAAGGCGTAGGAGATAGCCTTTCCTGGGCCTTTATCGCCCGGATCTACGCCGAATCCTGGAAATCGTACATAAACATGATCTTGAGGTTGGTCGACGTTCGTAAAAGCCACACCAAGGAGTATTGAAGTCCTATTTCCTTCCTGTTTCATGTCTTCTGTTGTAGGGATTGGTAAGACTCCGTGTTTGACGAATAAGGGGTGTAAGGCCGCTGTGACCTGATCGTGGCTTGCGTATCTGTATTGGCCATTTACGGTCTTTGGTCCTTTCTGGATGTAGTCAATGTCTGCCATAATTCCTAGTAGTCTCTGGTGTATGTTAAGCTGCTTTTCGGCCATTCTTTTTTCCTTTGTTAAAGTATTTCCAGCAAACCAAGGCGCATTTAAAGGTCACAAAATGATCTTCAAAGTCCTCAATATAGTCGATGTTCGGGAATTCTCCGGTTTTGTTTAGGTAGACCAGCATAGCACCTTTAACCTTGACGCCATGGTTTAAAAGGAGTTCGTTGTAGGCTGCCATTTGAAGGGAATAAGTCTTTTGAGGTTTTGCTGATGTCTTTAAGTCCACTAGATAGGTTTCTCCATCAGTTCCAGTCACAACAAAGTCCAGTTGGCCGTTGTAGTTAAGGTCTGTATGGCTATAACGCTCCTCAATTATAACAAACTCCCTGACCTGAGCCTTGGCCCATAAATTAAAGGACTTGATATATCCTTGTAAGTCCTCTTGTATCATGCCTTCAGGAATCCAGGCTCCTTTGGCTATTCCAGCGCATATTGAATGGACTGTTGTGCCTCTGGATGCGGCTTTTTCGAGAATATCTTTTGGTACTTGGTCATAACTAGTGAAGTATTTAAGAATTTCTGTTACTCTCGGTGTTGTCAATATAACTCCGTTGTTGTTAATATGTGTCAAAAAAACAATGTAATTAAATTTTTAACTTAACAGATTCCGTGTACATAAGCAATATCCTTCTTGATTCTATAAGTCCAAAAATTTATCGTAATAATCCTGAGGTGTAATATGTCTAGAAAAAAGAAATTTGAGAATAGTCATGTGGTCTCTGTACGTTTCGAAGACGACATGTACAATAAAATGCGGGAAATTGCTGCGTTAGAAACATTTACTACGGGCACGCAAGTTCATATGTTAGATTTAGTTCGTGGAGCTTGCGACTTTGTTTATAATGATAATGAACGGATGAGAGAGAGTTTTCGTAGGAGCAGAGCACACATCAATGCCCGATTAAACAAAAGACTTGAATGATAAGTAAAATTACGCTACGTTAGCAAAAAGAAAAAGGGAAAGCTCCGCTAAAAGCCTTCCCTGGATACTACGCAATGGTCGGGACTGCAATCCCTAGTTGGTAACTTACAATATCACACTACCAGAAGTGTATTATCCCAAGCAACAAAAAAGGTTATGACTTGGCTAAGGATAAGCGCACATCTGTCTATTTCAATCATGAGGACAACACCTTTTGCAACCTTAAAGACGTTGATATTAAACGACTTAAGGAAACATACAAAGGTGTAGATGTGGACAAAGAACTTAACAAGATGGTCTTCTGGCTTTCATCGCCCAAGGGAAAAAAACGTGTAGGCAACATAGCTTTTATTCTCCATTGGCTTGATAATGCGAAACCGTCTGTTAATCAACTGTCCCATTCTAACATGCCAGATGATTTTACTCCAGCTCAGAATGAAACTTTTCTCAATCCAGTCTTCCTTGATTATCTTGAGGAACTGTGGAAGAACAACGAACACCTTCTGGCACTAAATCGGATGCCTTAAATGACTTCATGCCATGGATTCATTTTGGACCAGGCCCGGATTGTTTAACGCCTATTGCAGATCTTCCAAGACATTTTCGGGATGAAATTGCAAAAGGCTATTCAACCGGATGGAAATGCCTAGATAAGTACCTACAAGGCTTAAGACCTGGTGAAGTTACGGTCATCACGGCCGATACTGGAGCTGGAAAAACGACCTTCTGCACCCAACTAATGGTCAACTGCGCCATGCAAGGTGTTCCGGTGTGGGTTAACTCCTGGGAAATGCGGCCTGAAACGACCATGAGGAAACTGGCCTCAATTGTCCTTCGTCGGCCTATGAAGATGCAAAACTTCTCGGACCATGAAAACGAACAGTTCGACGAGTGGGGATCGCGTTATAAGGTCTTTATAAACCCAAACACGATCGGTACTGACATCGAGACCCTAGGCAAACAACTTGTTAAGGCTAAGGAACTTGGTATTGAAGTTGTGATGCTTGACCATCTTGATTACCTGGTTAATTCCAAGAAAGAAAAACTACATGAGGCTATTGATGAGACCGTAAAACGTCTGCATGAATTAGCTTTCTCCTTGTCTATGCATTTCCTATTGATTTGCCATCCAAGACAATCCGGAACCTCGAACGAAGAGGTCGGAATTCACTCCTTAAAAGGCTCATCGTCCATTAAACAATATGCCGACAACGTTATAGTCCTGCATCGCTGTGCCCGAACAGATCCACAAGCAGACCCAAACAAGGTTAAGATCCGTGTGGCCAAAAACAGGATGTTCGGGATAGAAGGAACGACCTATTTATTTTATCAACCTGGCTGGGATGGATATTTGGAGTTTAATAATGGTATTTAGGAAACATATATATCCGGAGATTTTGACCTGTGAGCGTTGTGAGGCTGAGAAAGAACGAATTGAATTTCTTGTTGATAGCGAACTTCCAATGGTCTGTAAGGAATGTCTGACTACCGAGGAAATTAATGAGTTTATAAGGCCTGAAATAACAAAGATTATGATCAGGTTAAAGCCTTGGGAAAAAATCAAAATCATACGCAGGATAATGAGTGACCGTGAAATCGTAGTAAGAATAAAAGGATCAACCCGATAACTAAAGGAATATATGAAAATAGAAATTGGACAATATCGAGAAATGAAAAAACCTGGTCCTCTAAAGGCCTTTTTTACCCTATGTATTTACGACAAAGAAGGAGCTGACCGCCAGTACACAGATTGTCAGTATTTTGTCTCTGGAGATCGTCAGTGGTGGACTTTTGCACAGAAAATGGTCCCACAAGGCGAAGGAGTTAAGCCCAAGTACTTTGCCTACACGAAATATATGAATAGAGCCTATGCCGATAACCTTCAAATAACAGTCTTACAAGCTTTACAAAACAAATCCAGGGAATCCAATGAGCAGCCAAACAATTTCAGCAGTCCATTTAACACAGCCCAAAATCAAGTACAGGCTGAAGCACCCTTTGGTTGGTGATAAGGTTATTGATTCCTGGATGACCGTATGCGAACTGGCCTTTGACGTTGCTGCGGATGAGGTCTATAAGAAGTTCAAGGACACCTATTCTGAAGAAATAACCTTAATAGCCGATGAGATCATTACCTGTGCCGTGGAGATTAAATGAAGTCCCTAGTTAGTACATGGATAATCTTTAATATTTTATCCGTCTTTTTTCTTATGAAGTTTGTGAGGTTTCGTGAGTCTTAAAAGGATAATAAACCAAAGCAAACTCCTTAAGACCATCGTTAACGGTGAAATGGTCCTTCCTGGTGAGCCTATGATCTACTCAATAAAGTACTCAATAGCCTCCAACACAAGGTCAGTCCAGTTCTACCGAAACGCAAAGTGGAAGTCGTTGTTAAAGTGCCATTTCAGGTCTTTCTACAATACTAATACACCTGTTGTTGTGGTCGTAAAGTTCTATGTAAGTCCTCCGGAATCTTCGGTGTCGTCTGCTAACGCTCTTAAGGGAAAGACTCCGGCGACTAAGTCATATGAGCTTTGCGACTACCTTTTGTCTTTTTTAGAAATGCTCCATCACGTCCTTATTAATTCCTATCGTCAGGTGGTCAAAATAGACGCTGTAAAGTTCTATAGCGACAATCCAAGAACAGTATTTAAATTCATGCGATGGGAAGAATATGTCAAGCTACAAAGTAACAATCCCGTTCACTCCGAGGCCGAAAGGGTCAGTACGGATGGGAAGGTCGAGTTTTTACAACCCATCCGCAAAAGGAATGAAGGAAGTTCGTGAATGGGTCAAGAAAGGCCTAGGAGACGCTCCAGTCCCTTTGCTTACAGGCCCTTTACTGGTAGTCGCGCATCATCTATTACCAGCTCCTAAGACACTTTCTAGGCCAAAAAGGGAACTTAGAAACTTTTTACCGCATGCCGAACTTCCAGATGCCGATAATCTTGAGAAATTCCTTAACGATGCATTAACAGGTCTTATTTGGGACGACGACAGGAGAATAGTGTGGATGCTCCGGAGTAAACATTACACGGCCGACAAGGAAGGAAGGACTTTACTGTACGTTAAGGAGCTCCCTTTAGGCCAACCGAACTTTAAAGAAATCCTTGAGACCTTACAAGAACAAATAGACTTTATTAAGGAGGATATTGATGCAGCCATTTGATGGATCTGGTTATGGCGTTTCTATGTATTGGCGTTGGAAGATGAAGGAGATAGCGGAGGAGAATAAAGAATCTTGTCCTTGCTGGATTCAAAAAGAGCCTATAATAACGTTCAAAGAAGATTCGGGATTTGACATAACCATTTCGTGCCAAGACAAGACTTGCGATAAGACCTTTTGTAAGACTGAAAAGGAATTAGTCGATAAATTTAAAATATTCTACAAGGTTTAGCATGCATATTGACGGAAAACTCATGGCTTATTTGGCCGTAGCTAGGGACTTAATAGACGTGATTGACGACTGTAAGGAGTCTGTGGTGTTTAACAGTCCCTGCATTAAAGACCGTATATCCCATTTGTCGGCCAGCATTGACGGCCTTCAGGACCTTGTTTGTACGATTATGGATGGAATAAAGGAAATAAGCCAAGATTAGACCTTGGCCTAAAATGCAACATCCGAAAATCTTTGGCGAGATTTCCGGACGTTTAAAAATTTAGTAAAATCTTTTAAGGCCTATCATGATCTTCATAAAATCCATGTTCCTTGTCCTGATCGTAACTTGCATCAATATTTACAACAAAAAGAACATTGCTAACTGGATTTTTCTAAGGGACATGATAATCCTTTTTATGATTTTGTATTTGACCAGACACTTTTTGGCTTTTTTCTAATATCTATAGGAATATTCACAAAAAAACTAATCTTTTTGTGATTAGGTACCGTCGATTTTGTTCCGCTTTTGTTCCACCCCTCATTAGGCTATTCTTCCCAGAGGAGTCCAGTAAGCTTTATCTTTCGTGGATTTTGATAGTTATAAATATCTTGAACCATCTTAACGTACTCCTTACCTGACGCGCGAGCTCCGAACCTACACGCTAACTTCGAGACCTTGCTAAACCAGGTATCAACGCAAAATTCTGGATGTTGAAAAAGGAGGATTAAAGCTTTCCAAAACCTGCTAGACTCCGTGTAAAGGCTTGCTCCATTGGCTTTTTTTACAAACTCTATGGTCTCCCAACAAATTCCTATATCTTGGGATGCTGATTCATGGTTAAAAACAAATTTACCTTCCCGAAATATATTAAAAACCTTTTCTGTTCTAGATGCACAAAGGCTTAATGCAATTCGTAGGTTTATGCCATGAGTGTCTATAAAACTTTTCAAGGATAAATAAGACTCGCTCCCTTGTTTGCAATAAAAATTAAGGTAATCCATCATCCCCCAAGATTTAGAAATGTTCATTTGTATTATATCTTGAGGTTGGAAATCTTTTTTTACCTGATAGTAGATAGGGACCCCTAATTCCTTGGCTGCTGTAAGCCTATGTTGACCGTCAATAACCTCCATAGATTCATTAACAACAATCGGCCTGAACTCCAGTAAGTTTTGGGACTTAATGGATTCAATTAGACGTTGTAGATGTTTCTTGTCGATTCCTTGATCTCTATTATCATCACGGAATTTAAATTGATCGTATTTTTTCGTACTTAACATTTCTTCATTTCCTTAATTACATCTTTTAAAATTTCTATCTGCATCTCCAAGGATTCAATTCGCACCAAAAGAGACTTGTAGGGGTTTGAAAGGTCCTTTTCTTTTAACGTCTTTGAAACAGCTTTATTTTTGTCTACCAACCTCTTATCAGCTTCTTTTTGAGCCTGCACAGGGTCGTAAATCCTTCCTTGGAATCTACCAAATTCTTTTACGATTGTTTTCTTTCTTCGCCCAATTAACTTTGCACACTCTGATAAAGTATAGCCTTTGTCAACAAGTTTTTTTATAGTTTTGCGTTCTTCAAGCGTTAATTTATTCATCTCGTCCTTTTCTAGGATGAAATTGCCTAAACATATCCTGCATCTTGTTACTACTCAAGTGCGTATACCTTTGTGTGCTCCCTATCGAACTATGCCCTAAGACCTCCTGAATAAACCTTATATCTGCTCCTTCATCCAGTAAATGCGTAGCACAGGAATGCCTTAAAGTATGGGCCGTTACTCCTTTTATTCCTATCTGCCTTGCGTATTGTCCGACCATCTCCGAAACTCGTTGACGATTAAGCCTTAGACCGTGATGAGTTAGGAATAAAGGCCCGTCTTCCTTGTTTCGGTATTCATCTAAATAGGCCTTCATGGCCTTAATAGCAGGATCAGTCATGGGAATGGTGCGTGTCTTTCCTCGCTTTCCCGTAGTTCTAATAGAGTCACCTAAAAAATCTTCAAGGTCTAAATTACATATTTCAGAAACACGTAATCCAGAACTATAGAACAGCTCCAGTATGGCCTTATTTTTTACACCCATTTCAGTTCTTAGGTCAGGAAGGTCAAGCATCCTTTCAACCTCCTCTTTTGTTAGGACTTTTGGAGGCTTTTGGGTTGACCTTGGAGCCTTTAAGTCTTCCATTAAATTGAAAGTAACTTCCTTTGTTCGCCTTAAAAAAGAACAATAGGAGCTAATGGACATGTAGTACCTACTTAGCGTTGCGTCTGACTTTCCTTGATCCTTGCAATGTCCTAAATAATCCGTTATGTGTGTAGGCTTAATTCCTGAAGCCTTTTTGACCTTTCTTTCAGTCAAATATTCCAGGAATTTACCTACGTCATATTTATAAGCTAATACAGTTTGTGGTGACTTCTCCAGCTTAATTACGGCTAAGTAGCTATTTAGGCTTTGTTGTGTCCAGCTTAAATGTAGTTGTTGATTTCTCACTTAACACCTTCCTCTTGCTTGGATGTTGTGCCTGTAAGAATTCCAAATATTGAATTACAATACTTGTAGCAGATAAGCCAGTTTCTAGAGACAAATTCTTTAGCATTTCGTGTAAATCTGCTGGAACGTACATGTTTAAGCTCATTTTTCCTTTCGGCATGTTGAATTCTCCTTTCTAATCTAGTTATTTCTAGTTCTATTCGGCCAATTAATAGTCTGGCCGTTAGATCATTTCGACCCTCGGCCTTTCTTTTAGCCAAGATGTCTTTTTCGTTCTCAAGTAGCGCTTGTAAGTTTTGCATAGTATCCTTTTTAAGACTTAAAGTCCTGTTGCAGCAAGACATTAAGTGGGTTTTTGGTTTGTTTTCCTGTTCTGTTTATGAGTGAGTATCTTCGTAAAACATAATTCCTTGGTTGATCATGTCGTTAATATCCTTAATTCCTTCTAGCTCTGTAGGAGCACAATAAAGCATCCTACAAACGGCGTTCAGGATAAGAGCCAAGGACTGGTCTACAACGTTTAGGCCTTTGTCTTGGTACTCTTTTAGAAGGTCTTGAACGTCTTGATCTAGTTTTGTAAATAGATCTGACTCGTTTTCTGTTTCCATATTTATTTTACCTCTTTTTCTTGTGGACAGCACTCATTACATCCGTCATCGTTCAGTTCGCAGTCCTCTTTAAAGCCTTCATGACCGCAGTTCGGACAACTATAAAAGGACTCTAATTTATCTCCGTTCATCATGGCTACTTGAAATTCGGAGTTAGTTAAGAACACGTTACCGCTATTTCTATTAAACATCGGAACAACTTCTTCTTCGTAAAAATCATCTGGAAGGCCTTGTTCTTCCCAGGCTGTTAGAAGTTCTATTAACAACCGACGTTCTCTTGATCTAAAGTCGGCTAAATTGGTTGTTGTTGGGTCTTGTCTCATGTTTTTTTCCTTGGTTAAGTTCTTATCTTAGGCCTCTTCGTGAAAAGGACTAAGGAAGCACTGAACTATTTAAGGTCTTGAAATGAAAGAAATCGGCCAAATGTTCCTTCAAAACTACTCTCTAGAAACCAAAAAACCTTCTTAGCCTCATCTATATCTAAAAGCTTAACTTCATCCACGTTACAGCTATATTCCATAATGTATACCAACCTGTCGTAAGCTGTTGATTGGTTATAATATCCGTCGTCCTGTGCGCTTGTAAATTCCTCGCTAGGTTCATATCCTGAGATTCCACACGCTATTTTTTGTAAGTTGTTCATTATAATATTCCTTTTTTTTGTGTTGTTACTTCTCAACTGCTACGACGTGCTTAGATTGGCTACTAAGATGTCACGGAGACTTGTTGATTTAAGGCCTAAACGACACTTCGCTATTGTTGTGTTGTTCGGCTATGATCAAGACTATAACATGTTTGTTTGTTTGTTGCTACATGAATGTTTATTAGGATTGTAAAAAAGGTCATAAAGGTATGATGAAGAAGGAGTTATGGCCTTGAATTGGAGGTCGAGATCTGAGAAAAAACAACAAAAAAAGGATGGAAAAAATGGCCAAAAAAGGTGAAATGACGTTGAAAGAGAGAAGGGAAAAGTTTGAACAGGATGCGGGATATAGAAGAGAGATTTTCGTATTACTCTTAAAACATGTTGAGAGAGGGTATAGTTTGGATTGTTTTGAATATGCTGCGTTGGAAACAATTAAAAAGTATCTTTCTGTTTATAAGGAGGAGTGGTGTCAGGAGGAATTGGAAGAAGCAAAACGTAAAGGAAAGATTGCGTGGGAAAGTATCGGTTATAGGCAGGCTAATGGGGAATGTCTTGGTAACTCTAGAAGCTGGTATTATAACATGGCAAATAGGTATGGCTGGCGTGAAAAGATCGACATTGAAGCCGAACATAAAGGTCAAGTTTCAGTGAACATTGTAAGTTACGCAAGTCAAAGTGGTTCAGATGTTGACGAGAAATGATGTGTTACGTAATGTGTATTATGCACGCCTAAAAAGATGATTGTTAAAAGCCGAAAAACTCTAGGGAACAAGGGGGTACTAACCCATAGGAGGGAGTGGTTATAGGTTATAGGACCTCACTAAAAATATTTCCAAAGTTGGGATCTTTTTTTTCATCCCAGGTAAACCGTTGCCTTAAGTAGGTTTTTATCTAAGTCGTTAAGCCTTAATAACTTAGATAGCCTACTAATGCATGTTTTACTCAAGGATTAGGACATCACTAAAAATTTATCTCAACTAGGAACTTTTTTTGTTTTTAGTTGAAACCTTAGCCTTTATAAAACTTCCTCCTAAGTCCTTTATCCTTAAGTACTTACATACTTCCTTAGAGCTTTTTATTGTCTTTTCAGGTAGCTTATTTTAACAAGAGCCTTTTTAGCCTTACTATTAACCTTTAACCTTAGCTTGATGTGCAACTCCGTAAGTCCTTAAGTATCAAAGGCTTAACAAGTTTAAAGCTTTTTCCACCACAAGAGGTCTAACATGAATCTAATGTCCATTGCAGAAGCCGCCAAGATCAGGAACGTCACTCGCCAGGCTATTTACCTAGCTATCAAAGAAGGCCGAGTAAGGGTCTACCAGTACGGGAAATACAAGAAGATCTCTATGTCAGATATCCTAAACTTCGAAAAGAACCAACACAAGTTTAAGAAGATGTTTGAGGGAGAGGAGATCTTTAGTGACGTAAAAGGCCTTATTTCAGTCCCAAAGGCCTCAGAACTTACAGGATTAAGTAAAAATTTGATCTACTACTACCTGAGAATTGGGTCTTTAAAAGGCCAGAAGTGCAATGGAACTTGGCGACTGACGGTTAGGGACCTTATGGAGTTTAAAGAAAGGCATTGCAATCCTAGATTTGATCCGCCTCCTCTAGACGAATCAAAAAAACATTATTTCGGTAAAAAAAACTTGTCAAAATAGGTGTTATTAAGCATTGTATAATTTAACCTTCATGCTGGTGTCTTTTCCTAGATTTTCCAGCCAGTACGGAGGTTACTTACAATACTAATAGGCCTTCTATGTCTCTTCATGAAGTACATCAAATCCAAGACACTGAGTATGAGCTTGTCGAAGTAGATGAAGACTATTATAAGGCTTTGCTATATCAGGTCTATTCCAATCTACAAAAAATACGTGATGTCTTAAACCGGAACGACGAACTCACGGATGAGGCTTGATATGCAATTTTTCATGAATACCTCTTTGATTCTTTTCATATTAAAAATACTTGGAGTGGGGACTATTTCTTGGTTGGTGGTCTTCGCTCCTATAATATTCCCATTCATCGTGGTCTTTGCTTATCATGTATCAATAAAAGATCTTACAAGGTGTTTTTAATGGGAGAAATGACAGACCTTTTTTTTACCTTACTGGCCAAGCTAGGTCGTTGGTTTAACGTCCGGGGAAAGAAGTTTTGTTTTGTGCTAGGTATGATTTGCGTCCTTTATTGGGCTTTAAGAAACGGATCTATGGGTCTGGTTGTTCAAACTCTTGGGTGCTTTGTGTCTTTTGGATTTCATGTTTACGGGTATTGGAATTGGTCTAAAAAAGGCTTTGATTAACGCTTAAGGACTTGGAAAAGCTAAAAAAAAAGGTAAAAACGGTGATTATTGACTGCATTTCAGATCTACATGGCTATTATCCTAAATTAGACGGTGGCGACCTTTTGATCGTAGCTGGGGACTTAACTGCTAGAGACGAGCCTTATCAACATGCGGAGTTCCTTAGCTGGGCAAAACGACAAGACTATGAAAAGGTCATCTTTATTGCAGGGAATCACGACGGACATATCCAAAATAACCAGAAGCTCTACGAAGATTACATGGGTTCTTGTCGGGTACACTGTCCTTCAGTTAAAGACTTTAACAAAATAACCTATCTTCAAGATTCGTATACCATATTCAAGCATCTAAAGATCTATGGCTCTCCTTGGACTCCGACGTTCTGCGATTGGCACTTTATGCTCCCTAGAGAGTCCGACGAACTTGAGGAGAAATGGTCTTTAATTCCTGACGACACCGATATCTTAATTACGCATGGGCCTTCTTATGGTCTTTTAGATTCCACTTGTCAATATCCCTCTAAGTTCGATTGTCTTGGATGTTCCTTGCTTCGTGAGGCTGTTGAAAGGATTAAACCCAAAATACATGTTTTCGGGCATATACATGGTGGTTATGGACAGATACTATTAAAACATGAAGGACTTAATACGATTTGTGTTAATGCGTCCCATTGCGATGAAGATTATAAACCTGTGAATAAACCTATAAGGATTGTTTTATGAGCATAGATTTATGTTTTACGGTGGTGGGTCTATCTATTTCGTTTTTACTTCTGACAGTTTCTTTTGCGATTATTAAAGTTATTATCAACGTGTGAGGTCTTATGGTTAATTTTTATCCTGGAAATAGTTTGTTAGATGAATATAGAAAGTCTTTAGAACAATGCTTAGCTGAAAGAGAGAGAAAAGCAGTTCGATTGGCTTGTGAGAGTGCAAAAAAGAAGTCTGAAGAAGATGACGAGGATGGTGACTACTATCAAGGTAAAGGTGGAACTTCTGCGATAGACATTATTGAGGAATTTGAATTAGGATTTTGCGTTGGAAATGTCATTAAGTACTTAATCAGGGCTGGAAGAAAGAAGGACAACTCTGAACTTTCTGACCTTAAAAAGGCTTTGTGGTACCTAGAAAGACATATTGAAAGCCTGGAATAAAAGATGTTGATTGAATGTGGGTCGAATGTGTATGTTGTGTATGTTGGATGTGGGTCGGATATATATAGACCATACATTTAAGGTACATTTTATACACAGGGAATACACATGATAGTAGTAGTAGGTGGAATTAAGGGTGGAACAGGAAAGACCACTATAGCAACGAACTTGGCAGCATTAAGGTCTAGTTTAGGATTAACGTTATTGGTGGATGCAGACGAACAAAGGTCTTCAGTAGATTGGGCTGATGTAAGGAGCGGTAATTTCGATAATCTTACTACTGTTCAATTAGCCGGGGATAAAGTTGGTTCTCAGGTTTTGAAATTAGCTCCGAATTATGATGATGTTATTATTGATGCAGGTGGAAGAGATACAAACAGTCAGAGATCAGCCTTATGTGTTGCGGATGTTCTTGTAATTCCTTTTAAGCCTAGAACATTAGATTTATGGCCATTAGGGAAGATTAAAGAGATGGTTGGTGAAATAAAGACTGTTAACCCAAACCTTAGAATAATACCTTTAATTAATATGGCTGATTCTGTGGGTAAGGACAATACGGATGCAATGGATCTTTTGAAGGAATGGAGTGGGGTTGACTTCTTTGTTGGGAGCATTGGCCATCGTAAATCCTTTTGCAATGCGATATCTTATGGGTTGAGCGTAGACGAATTAAAGCCAATAGATAAGAAGGCTGTTGAGGAAATTAAAAAACTTCATGACCATATATATTCTGTGGATAAAATGTGTGTCGGATAAACATTGGATGTAGGTCTAATGTGGCTCGGATGTTTATTAAATATATATAAAACACACAGGGGATGTATGGTTATTCACAGGAAAGACATTGATAAAGTGATAAATGCAGGAGCAAAAGTTAAAGCCGACAATAAGGGTTGGTCTATCTTCAATTTGCGAATTAGAGACGATATGGTTGCTGGAATTGAAGAAGATTTAGGAAATAGAGCTGGCTTAACTAAGACTGCATGGATATTAGAGGCGATACAAGAGAAACTTAAGAGGTTAAATGATTGAGCTGGCATATGTGGGGAAAATAATAGACATCCAAGACATCCCTGATTCGGACTTTATCTCCAGCGCTACGGTTATATGTGGTAAAGGGGGTAAATGGAAGGGAGTTGTAAAGAAGGAAGACTTTAACTTAGGTGATCTTTGTACAGTCTATCTTCCGGATGCTATTGTTCACCCAGATAATCCAGATAGTTTATTCCTTAAAGGCGGTCGGGTAAGGATGCGTAGGTTTAGAGGAGCTCCTAGCGAGGTCTTAATCACGCCTTTATCCGACACAAGACTTGATATAGGGACAGACCTTACTGAGTCTCTACGTGTGACAAAGTACTTTAAACCGCTCCCGAGCAATATGCAAGGGAGGGCGCTAGGGCCTTTCCCGTCCTTTATTCCAAAGACCGATGAACTGAACTATCAACGACATTTCGACCTGGTGGAGTCCTTACACGGCAAACCTTACTACATTACTGAAAAGGCCGACGGAGCCTCAACTACAGCCTTTAGATACAAGGGTGAATTTGGGGTCTGTAGTCGGAACTGGCAGTTGGCTTATGCACATAATAACGGATATTGGGAAGTAGCCAGGAAGCATAAGGTCGAAGAAAGGCTGCCAGAAGGTTATGCGATCCAGTGGGAAACCTGTGGACCTAATATCCAAAAAAACAGAATGGGCTTTACTGGTCTAGATGGCCTGATGTTTTCGGCCTATAATATCGAAGAACATAGATACCTGGAAATGAGTGAGATACTTGACCTTTCCAAAGAGATTTCCTTTCCTATGGTTAAGGTCCTTGATGTTGGCCTAGAGTTTAACAAGGATAAGGTCGAAACCCTAGGAGAGGGTAAATATCAGGCTAGCGGCCAGGAAAGAGAAGGAGTTGTTATTAGGTCGCAAAACAACCTGATTCAAGGCCATAGCCCTATATCGTTCAAAGTAATTAACCTTAACTATGAGACATAACATGATTAAACCTGTTGGGAAATACCTATTAGTTCAAAAGAAACCTAAACCACAGAACAAAATTATCCTTAGTATCGAGAACAACGACGAGCCTTTTGAAGTAACGTTGCTTGGGAAGGGGAATAAGTCGGAAACTGAAGCTGAGGTCGGAGATCTACTGTTGTTAGCTCCTTATTCTGGTAAGATGTTCGATAAGAACGATGAAGATCATTTATTAATCCTGGACCAAGATATTTTAGGAATCGTCAATGGCTAAAAAGACCTTAGAAGAACAGATTGAAGGATTTCTGGAGATTTGGACAATGGATCACCAGGTTAAATTCATACAAGACCTAATACCTTTACTTGAGATGTTTAATGTTGAGGAAGGATATGATTGGGTTGAAGAGGAAGTCGGAAAAGAAAATGTGGTCAATGTCAGGTTGATCAAAGTGGTTATGGTAATGTCTAAGATAATCGATAGTTACTCTGGGACCTTTGCTAGGGCCAAGATCGAGTATAAGGACTTACATCGGAGAATAGGAGCTATAGGGTTATGAGCAGATCTTATAGAGAACCTTACGGATATTCCCAGGATATTAAGCAAAAGGACTGGAAACGGTCTTGTAATCGGGCTTTAAGATCTATGGAAGATGTACCAAATGGAAGGGCTTATCGGAAGATGGGCGGAGATATTTGGGATAGTCCTAATGATGGTTATAAAGAGTTGGTTAGAGATAAATCGGCTCGGAGAAAATAAAATGTCAGATGAAGATTGGAAAAGACAGGAAAGTTCGGAATTAAAGGACTTACTTGGCCGGGAAATTAAGGTTGGGCACAAGGTTATTAGGAGTATGCGCGGTTGGGAAGGCCATCTCGAGGTGTTGGAAGTAACAGAGGTTAGAGATGGGAAACTGTACCTAGATAATAGTAAGAATCCAATACATTATCCAGGAAGGTTAGTTATAAAGCCAATAGATTGATTTAAGGACAGGTAGCTCAGTTGGTAGAGCCGGGATGAGACGCGATCATTGGGGATGCTTGGTGATCTGGTGCGTTTTTCATGCAGCGCGGGGGTTCAAGTCCCTCTCTGTTCACGATTTGAAAGATCAATTACCGTGCCTTTCGAGGTTACTGATTCGGGGCTTATCATTGTTAGGCCCTTTTAGTCTGGTTAGGTTAGTGGCAGACCATCTGTGAAATAAGCAGAGAGAGAAGGTTCGATTCCTTCACCAGGCATTACGTTTAATAAAGATACCTCCTTAGCTAGAAGATCTTTTTAACGTTTAGGGCCTTTTAGTCTGAAGGCCCTATTTTGCCTTGTTAGCTCATAGGGTAGAGCTCCTGGCTGTTAACCAGGTTGTGGAAGGTTCGAGTCCTTCACAAGGCTTTCTATTACGGTAATACCAAGTCCTGCGTTGGGACTAACTGATTCGGCCGAAAGGCTTTACTTATAGATAACGTCTTAGGCTGGGATTGGGAAATTAATCAGCCGAAAGGCTTTCTATGGAACTATAACCAGAAATGGGCCTGTTGAACTCGTGGAGCACAGGCGTAAAAAAGCTCCTAGACATAGAGGATTAGGGAAGTAGACAAACCCGGGAGATTGCAAACCTCTCGCTTCGGCTTCGTTGGTGCAAATCCATCATCCTCTTAGGCTTACACCCTATCCCGGCTAGTAGAATGGTGATAACGTTTATTCGATTAAAAGATGAGGGTTCGAGTCCCTTACCGGGGTTTTTATGGGTTATTGGTGTAATGGAAGCATAGGTCTCTGTCTAAGACCAGGCGTAGGTTCGATTCCTACATAGCTCGAACAAAGGATTATATATGCCCTGTATGTGTTGGTTTGAACCTTCTGAAGAGTCTAAAAAATTAATTAAGGCTCATTGTCAGGGGATTGTCGATGAGTTAAAAAGGTTGGAAAAGAAAGGCGATCCATTAGGTCTTCAGATGTATGATATTAAAGAACTGTTAGACCATTTATATAACCCAGAGTCATGTACGGAAAAGGATTAATCATGGTAGTATATAAGGAAAGTTCGATAAACGAGGAAATTGCATCCGTCCTGGCCTTGTAAACCCAGTAGACCATGAATCCTGGATGAAAAAGGCCAATGTAGAGCTTAGGGGTGGAGACCTTGATGAATCCCCAATGGCCTATAAACGCATAGAATCAGTCTTAGAAGCTCACAACAAAACTATTAAGGTCTTACACAGGTTAACACCGATTGGAGCCTGCATGGCATCTAAAAACGAATTTGACCCATATAAGGATTAGCATGGACCGAGATGATTTTTTATGTATTATATGGATCGTGTTTATAATCTCTGTTGTCATAATTTTGTGTTACGTTAGAGATAGTTATGAGTACGAATTAGCTAAGAAACATTTCCCTGGAATGACCAAGTTGGAATATCTATACCTTAAACCTAAAATAATTGCAGTTCCGGAGGGAAAATAACATGAATATCATAAAAGAGTTAGAAAAAATTTACAATGAAGAAGAGGCTTTATTTATAAAGAACTACGTCGATTTAGGCTGTTGTCAATATAACGACATTGGTAAATTGGTCGCTAAAACCAGGTTAGACACATTACAATATTTGATAAGAAAATTTTTAATCCAGGAAGAAGAATGGATTAGCTGTAAGGATAAATTACCTCCTAAAAGGACTTTGGTTATGGTAAAGGACTGTGAAAACGACAGCTATCCTAGATTCCGGAAAAGATCATATTTCGGTCTTAGATGGCTTAACAGTAATGGAGCTTATACGGACGAGATAAAGCCTTCTAATCTATGGAGGGTGATATGAAACTAGAACTATATATAAAACCATGTCCTTGGTGCAGGGAAACTCCTAAAGTAAGTCTTCCTTACTCTAACGAGACTTGGCAATGGAAGATCAAATGCTTGAATGGTCTTTGTTTAATGCAGCCTGAAAGTCCATATGTCAATATCCGAAAGACCCAAAAAACAGACCTTAATCATATCTGTTTTAAGGTCGAGAAACTGGTCAATAAATGGAACACAAACAACCCTTTCCCAGTCAAAGACAAAAAAATTATAGACCTTGCTCCGCTCAATTTACCTCCTTTCATGTACGTCTAGTAGCCAATCCTTACTGTACAGTCCTTGAGCTAAAACACTTTACTCAAGAGGCTTATGACTACCTTAACAATTCCTTACGGATACACGCCTAGACCTTATCAACTGAAAGTCCTTAAAGCATTAGACGAAGGTTGTAGAAACGCTTGTTGGCTTGTTCATCGACGTGGCGGAAAAGATACGACTATGTGGAACTACATGATCAAGCGTGCCTATATGGAGCCTGGTACTTACTACTACTTCTTGCCGACATTCTCTCAGGCCAAAAGGGTTATCTGGGATGGTATGACTAATGACGGTAAAAGAATGCTGGACTACATTCCTAAGGAGATTATTGACGGCAATCCGAACAACACGGAGATGAAGGTCTGGATTAAGGGGGCTAAAGGTCTTTCTTTGATCCAGTTGATTGGCGCCGATAGTTACGATGCTATTATGGGAACGAATCCAAGGGGTGTTGTCTTTAGCGAATGGTCTTTGATGGATCCAATGGCCTATGAGTTTGTAAAGCCTATTCTTGCGGCTAATGGCGGTTGGTGTGCGTTTATCTACACTCCTCGCGGTAAGAACCATGGCTGGGAGTTGGCGGAGATTGCAAGACGTTATCCGGAAGACTGGTTTTTTGAAGTTCTGACGGTCAAGGAAACCAATGTCCTTACTTCGGAACAAGTAGAGACCGAAAGAAGGAAAGGAATGCCGGAAGACATGATCCAGCAGGAGTTCTATTGCAATTTCAACCGAGGTCAAGAAGGATCTTACTATGGCAAAGAAATCGAAAAGCTCCGTAAGAAAGGCCAAATAGGTTCAGTTCCGTTTGACCCAGCAGTCCCTGTTAGGACTTACTGGGACTTAGGAATTGGGGATAGTACGGCTATATTCTTTGCACAGTTCATCAATAAGGAGATCCATTTGATCCATTACTACGAAAATTCCGGTGAAGGGCTAGCTCACTATGCACGGGTGCTGGATGATTTTCGGAGAGAAACTGGATGCTTATACGATCTCCACGTTGCTCCACATGACATTCAAGCAAGGGAGTTGACGACAGGGAAGACAAGACTTGAAACAGCTCGGCGCTTAGGCCTGAACTTCCGTGTTGCGCCAAAACTGAGCTTAGAATCTGGCATAGAAGCTGTACGTATGATCCTCTCAAGGTGCTGGTTTGATGAAAGTCGATGCGAACTCGGGATAAAATGTCTTGAGAATTATCGGAAGACCTACAACGAGAAGTATCGTGTGTATGGGGACAAGCCCTTTCATGATTGGTCGTCTCACGGTGCGGATGCCTTTCGGATGCTGGCCATAACTGAGTCTGACTTCCGGCCTGATGCAGGGATTGATGACGTTCAGTATGAGCAGATGCGGGCTCGTTGGGGGATGCGAGTCTAGATAGCCTGGATTGTAAGGTGTCTACTAGGCTAAAAAGATAATCAACTTCTTCTTTAAGGTCTTGGTTATTCATAGTCACATAATCTCCTGTCAGGTCCGTTCACTTCTAAATAGGCGTTTTTAGTTGAGAAAAGTCTTGATACCAATCTAGGGTGATGTTCCTTTCTCATATCCTCTTTAGTAAGATTTGAAGTAATTAATGTTGGTTTATTATTCGATCCTCTTAGATTAATAAACTCTAAAAGGATTTCGGCTTTCCAGTCTGATAATTTACAAGACCCTAGATCGTCTAAAATAAAATAATCACATTCGCAAATCCTAGAAAGCTCCCACAAAGGGTCAGTTCCGTTGCTCATACAGGTCATAAGATGGGAAAAAAATGTTTGATCTGTAAATACCCTAACATTTTTTTTAGTTTCCCTTAGCAAGTTGTACCACGATGCAGCAAAGTAGGTCTTCCCATTTCCAACGTTTCCGCAAAAATACATGATGTTGAAAGGGTTAATCATCCAGTTTAACATTTTTTCTGCGATACTGTTTTCTTGTTTGATCTTAGCCATATGTGCATCTTTGTAATGTTCGCCAAAACAAAATCCACCAATCGTATTCATAAATAGCCCTTCTCACGTTTTTTTCTTTCGTTTTCCATGTATTTTTCGTAAGCTTCCATTCCTATTTCTACTAGCTTAACAGGAGGACCACAAGGGGGAATCTTACTATAATCTGGTCGAGGGGTTTCTGTCTTGTTCTTTTTTCGGTTAGGTTTAAGTCCTTCTTTCTTAATAGTTTCGCAGATCTTAATTAAGTACCCAAGGACGTTGTTTACCTTACGAGAGTCTAGCTCACGGAAACGCCTTATAGCTTCTTGAATTTCTTCGGTCGAGTATTTAGGATGGTTAAGAAAAAACTGGAAGACCTCAGATTGGGTCACCCTTAACTCCTGTCCGTTAGTCTTGGTTACTACAATATCGCTAGAATCTGCTGCTCCTTGAGAAGAAGAAAAAAGAGGTTTATTTAAATCATCACCGCCGGAGGCATCATCAATTGTTTCGACTTTCCCTGGGTCTTTCGTTGAAGAAGAAGGTTTGGATGATGATGATATTATTAATCCTTGTTCTTTCTTGTTTTTTTGTTCTTTCTTATTGTCCGCATTTTCTTGTACCCGAGCCTCTTCTTCCTCAAAAGTGGGAAGTAGAAAACATTTTTTGAATTTAGGTGTTTCGCTTACGTAATATTGTATTTTTTTCACACGATTCCCTTCCCTGATTGTCTCCCTTTTCATATACCCAGACTCAATAGCTTCGTTTACAATATTATAAACTTTTTGCTTGGCCATGTGAGGTTTAAGGTGATTGATAATTTGTGCGACGCTAATGACCCAATTACCGGAATTTGAAAGAAGATAGATTAAAAGCCAGCGACAATCCGGAGAAATAGATCCATCCCGAATTAAGCCATTATGAATCATGGTATAAGGATTTTGTTGATCGTGCGGACATCTTTGAATTGTTGATCCGGCGTTATCAGAAGAGGCTAAAATTGCGGACATGTGAAACTCCTTAAATTTTATGCTTGCGCAAATTCAAGGAATGCCATAGAATAAGGATATAATTTGGATTTTCTATG